ACAAATGAAAAAGCCAAATTGCTCGAGGCTTTACAAACAGGGCATGTCACAGTAACATTCAAAAAAATAGATACAGGCGAATTAAGAATAATGCCATGTACTCTAAAACCAGAAACTCTACAAGAGGCTGGTGTCACAATATCAATAGATTATTCACCAACAGAAATGGAAGCATTTCCGGTATGGTCATTGGATAAAAACGCATGGAGAAGTTTTAGGTTGGACACAGTTGTTCAATGGGATACTAATTCACCAAGTCAATTCAGAGTCGTAGATGACGCTGGTGTTGATTTAGAAACAGGTAAATTAGTATGACAGAATATTTATGGGTTGAAAAATACAGACCTCAGACAATAGAGGACACAATACTACCTGTAGCCTTAAAGGATACATTCAGACAGATACTAGAGAATAAAGAATTACCAAATTTGTTATTCACTGGTACTGCGGGGGTAGGTAAAACAACAGTCGCTAAGGCGATATGTAATGAATTGGATTTGGATTACCTATTAATCAATGGGTCTGAAGAAGGCAACATTGATACACTTAGGCACAAAATCAAACAATTCGCATCAACGGTAAGTTTACAGGGTGGATACAAGGTGGTGATTTTAGATGAGGCAGATTATCTAAACCCCCAGTCCACCCAACCTGCGCTTAGAGGATTCATTGAAGAGTTTAGTAACAATTGTAGGTTCATTATGACCTGTAATTTTAAGAATAGAATCATTGAGCCACTACATTCCAGGTGTTCAGTTGTTGAATTTAATGTCAAAAAGAACGACCTAGCTGAACTGTGCTCATCGTTTATGGAGAGGGTAATATATATCCTTAACACAGAACAGTGCGGGTACGATGAGCCTGTTATCGCAGAGCTCATTATGAAACACATGCCAGACTGGAGACGTGTTTTAAATGAATTACAAAGGTATTCTCTGGCAGGTAAAATTGATTCTGGTATCTTGGTTAATATCCAAGAGGTATCGCTAAATAATCTAATGTCGGCGATGAAGGATAAAAACTTTAAACAAATGAGGCAATGGGTCACAGATAATATTGATGTGGAACCTGCTGCACTATTCAGAAAGATATATGACAATATGTATGATTATGTGGAACCACAAAGTATTCCACAACTTGTGCTTATATTGGCTGATTATCAATACAAAAACAGTTTTGTGGCCGACCATGAACTTAATATGGTTGCGTGTTGTACAGAAATTATGGCAGGAGTAAACTTCAAATGAAAAAATTTATGAACTTACCATTCGGGGATGGATTAAAACAAGTTGAAATAACAGATGATTATACATGGCAAGTTGTAGAAGTCCATTATCACGGCGAAGAGAAAGCATATAGAGCAGTGAAACTTGATGAATCAAAGGCCATTAAATTTGAAAGGATATTTAAAACAAGGAAACAAGCTGAGGAGTTTGTAGCAAAACAATGAGTCCATTTGATTATTTAAATGATATTACCTATGCTAAAAAAGGCATAATGGTTGATGATATTGCTGAAAAAGAATATAACGCATTTATTATAAATCGTGGTCTCTCAATGTACCCTGATACTATTCTCTTTGCAAATGAGATGAATATCCACCATAGTGTAGACCATCGGCTTCAGTACGATTTTTTTATAAATATAATTAGGAAGAAAAAAAGGTGGTCTAAATGGATTAAATCCCAGGAGATTGCCAACATTGAACTAATTAAAGAATATTATGGGTATAGCAATGAAAAAGCTAAATCTGTTTTATCATTATTCGGCCCAGAACAAATAGCCGATTTGAAACAAAGGATTTATAAAGGTGGAAAACGAAAATAAAGAAATCAAAAACTGGCAACCAATGGACATGTTGGAAGTCACACTCAACGAACCCGACGACTTTTTAAAGATAAGAGAAACACTTACAAGAATTGGAGTCGCATCTCGCAAAGACCAAAAGTTATATCAGTCTTGTCATATATTACATAAACAAGGTAGATACTTCATCGTACATTTTAAAGAACTATTTTTATTAGATGGTAAACCAAGTAATTTGGTAGCTAATGATTTAGAGCGAAGGAATACAATTTCAACATTACTTGCAGACTGGGGATTAATTACAATATTAAATTCAGCTCAAGCGAAACCGTTGGCTCCTTTGCGACAGATTAAAGTTATACCGTATAAAGAAAAGAGTCAATGGGAGTTGTGTCCGAAATATAATATCGGAAATACAAATAAAGATTAAGCTATTGTTTTCTTAACAACCTTGTTTAATCTACCAGATTTCATAAATTTATGAAATTTTTTAAAATAAGTTTTAATTAAAGTCATATTATTATTTATACACGATAGGCAAACTATTTGTATAAATAACAACGGAATTGCCCAATTATGGGGATTCCAAAATTAACCTTGCTAAACATATAGGAGGAAACAAAAATGGTAGTAAGAAATAACCTGAACGTGCCGCGTTCATTATTCGTAGGATTTGACACATTGTTTGAGGACCTGGAAAGGATTCATTCAAGTGCTAGGTCTAATAATAATAATTATCCACCACACAATGTGGTCAAGATAGATGAGGAGAAATTCTTAATCGAATTGGCTGTGGCTGGATTCTCACAAGATGATATTAATATCGAACTTAAAGATGGTATTCTTAAAGTCTCTGGAGAAGTGGATAGTGATGAACGTGAGTATGCTTATAAAGGCATTTCAAGCCGCAAGTTCGAGAAGAGCTTCCGACTCTCTGAATTTGTAGTTATTGACGGTGCTGATTTGACGGATGGAATACTAGTGGTTTACGCCAGAGTAGAACTTCCAGAAGAGAAGCGTCCTAGGAAGATTCAATTAGGGTCTGCTGGGGCATCAAAGAAGAAAGAATACCTGAAAGGGTAAACTGGTGAGCAGCGAAACTCAGTAGATAAGTATAAACTATTTACTGGAGAACAACATGAAACATATAATCCATTATATGGAAAAATATGATGACGTTGCCGAGGCCTTAAAAACTACTGCATTTGCTTTATTAGTGACAATTGCAATCTTAGGATTAGCACCAGCACTGATGTGGGCGCAGGCAAACGGTTTTTAAAAACTCGAAAATGACAATCATGCGGGGGTAAGAAATTACCCCCAACCTTTACAAAAGGGTTTACATTATAACAAAAATGTGATATAATATACATTATGAATTTTTATACAAACATATCTCGCTATGGCAATTCCCTCCTCTATCGAGGATACGAAAATGGGAAAAAAATATCCAAGAGAATCAAATACAAACCAACACTTTTTGTCAGTTCAAATAAAGGCAACTGGAAATCAATCGATGGTGTGCAATGTGCTCCAATTGAATTTGATTCCATGCGTGATGCCAAAAATTGGATTGATGAGAACAAACACACAGCAGGTCGCCAAATCTTTGGTTATGACCGATACATACCTGCATTTATAAACGAAGAGTTTCCAGGCACAATCGAATACAATCGTAATCAGATTAATGTTACGACCATTGATATTGAGGTCCAATCAGACGAAGGTTTTCCCCACCCAGATACTGCAGATTATCCGGTAACTGCTATATGTATCAAAAACAATATTGACAATACTTATTATGTCTGGGGTTGTGGCGATTACAATGTCTCTGAATCAGTAATGAGAACCAATCGCGTGGTATACAAAAAGTGCGAATCCGAATTGGAACTATTTCAATTGTTTCTAGCGCATTGGTCAACCCCTAGTAATTACCCAGATGTAATTACCGGTTGGAATGTTCGCTTCTTTGATATACCATACATTATCAATAGGTCAATCAAAATACTAGGCGAGGACCTAACTAAAAAATTCAGTCCATGGAATATGATTGAACCAGGTTCAGTCCGTAGAATTAACAGAACAGAAGCCGTGTATGATTTAAAAGGTATTAATACTGCAGATTATCTAGAGCTCTTCCAAAAATATACATACACTGCACAGGAATCCTATCGCCTTGACCATATTGCAAATGTAATACTTGGCGATAAAAAACTTTCATACGAGGAACACGGTTCCTTATTTGACCTATACAAAAATGATTACCAAAAGTTTATTGATTATAATATCAAGGACGTGGAGTTGGTTGACCGACTAGAAGAAAAAATGGGTTTAATTACTCTAATGATGACCATGGCATATAAAGGTGGTGTAAACTATTCAGACACATTTGGCGTAACAGCAATATGGGAAACAATCATATATCGTCACTTATATGAACAAAAGGTCGCCATACCATTTTACGAGGAGAAAATCAAATCAGCATATCCTGGTGGTTATGTAAAAGACCCAATGGTTGGAATGCATGATAATGTGGTATCCTTTGACCTTAATTCGCTATATCCTTCTTTAATTATGCAATACAATATGTCGACCGAAACAATTGCAGAAGGTATGATTGCAAATATTGACATTGAGAAAATATTAGAAGGCAGACCCTTTGATAATAAAGGATTCTCTGTAGGTGCAAATGGTCAATGCTTCAATACAAAAACAAAAGGTGTAATGCCTAAACTTGTAGATAACATGTATGCTGACCGTGTTGCCATAAAACAAAATATGATTTCTGCACAAAAGGAATTACAAACAATCGATAAAACAGATAAACAAAAATTATGGGATATCGAACGAAGAATATCAGTTGCCGAAAACGAACAGATGGCAATTAAAATTCTGCTTAACAGTTTATATGGTGCATTAGGCAACAGGTATTTTCGTTTCTTCGACCAAAGGATTGCAGAGGCAATTACACTATCTGGTCAATTAACCATTCGTTGGGCCGAAGTCGCAATTAATCAATATCTAAATAATATATTACAAACTAATAATGGTGATTATGTTATTGCAATTGATACGGATTCGCTATATGTCAGCCTTGATGAATTGGTAAAGGCAGTCAATCCAGATGACCCTATCAATTTTATGGATAAAGTTTGCCAGGATAAATTGGAACCTGTATTGCAAAAATCATATGATAAATTATATGACCTAATGGGTGGTATTGAAAATCGTATGGTTATGAAACGAGAGGCAATCGGCGACCGTGCCATCTGGACAGCCAAAAAGAGATATATCCTAAATGTACATGATAACGAAGGAGTCAGATACAAAGAACCTAAACTTAAAATTATGGGTATCGAGGCAATCAAATCATCAACACCTGCTATGTGCCGTGACGCTCTTAAGGAATTATTTAAGGTTATAATGCAAGGTAGTGAAAGGCAAACTCAAATTGCAATCGAACAATTTAAATCATATTTCTGCACATTACCAGCACATGAAATCGCTTTCCCTAGGGGTGTATCAAAGGTATCTGATTACAGTGCAAAAGAAACAATATATCGCAAGGGAACACCAATACATGTCAGGGCCGCCTTATTGCATAATAATCAGCTTAAGGCTCATGGTCTGACTCGTAAATATGAACCAATTAAGAATGGAGATAAAACTAAATTTATCTATCTTAAAACACCAAATCCTATACATGAAAATGTGATTGGCTTTACTCAATATCTGCCTCAGGAATTTGGACTAAATAACTATATAGACTATGAAACACAATTTCAAAAAACCTTCCTCGACCCTATCGAACATATTCTTAAGGCCGTAGGATGGTCCTCAGAAGAAGTTCAATCTTTGGAAGATTTTTTTGGATAAGGGGTTTACAAATGTGTCTAAATATAGTATAATATACCAATTAGGAGAAAAATATGGAATTAATTAGATTATCCTCTGGCGAGGAAGTGATAGGAAAAGTTACTGATAATGGTGATTCAATTACTATCAAAGATGGTTATTCTCTGCTACCTGCAGGGGAAGGCCGAATAGGGTTTATGCCTTTTATGGCTTACACCAAAGCAAAAGATGGAATTACAATTGATAAAAAATTCGTAATGTTTGTAATAGAACCAATCGATTCAATGATAGACCAAGTGAGGGAAATGGACAGCGGAATACAAGTTGCTCCTGCTAGTTCAATCGTAACATAATGCAATCAAAATATCCAATTTACATTATTTCAAAAGGTAGAGCCGACAGTAGGCTTACTGTTAAATCAATGGAAGAGATTGGAGCAATGTATCGTATTGTTATTGAGGAATCTGAATACGATGATTATGCAGCAGTCATTCCAAAGCAAAACATACTTACATTACCAACCAATTTTAGGGACAATCCAAATTGGTCAAGGAAATGTGATGTTACGGGTTTACTTGGTGGTTCAATACCTGTTCGTAACTGGGTATGGGAACATTCAATAAATGAAGGTCATAAACGACATTGGATACTAGATGATAATATCCAACATTTTTATCGTTTACATAAAAATAAAAAAGTTACTATGACCACACCGACTGGGTTTAGAGCATGCGAGGATTTTGCAGACAGATATACTGATGTGAAAATGTTTGGTATGAACTATGCATTCTTTGCTCCTTCAACCACAAAACGCCCACCTTATTATCATAACACTAGAGTTTACAGCTGTATATGTTTATCAAATGATATATACCCAGACCTATATTGGAGAGGGAGATACAACGAGGATACCGATTTATCATTAAGAGTAATGAAAGCAGGTTATCACACATTCTTGTTTAATGCATTCCTTTGTGGTAAAGTTGCATCGATGGCAATGAAAGGTGGTAATACAGAAGAAATATACAATATTGAAAAAGTGGGTGGTGTTGAAGCTAGAGCAGGTAGTGAAGGATTCGATAACAGATTAGAATTTGCACAATCGCTTAAGGACCAACACCCAGATGTAGTTGATGTAACTCAAAAATGGGGCAGATATCATCACCATGTTAATTATAGAGAATTCCAAAAGGGTATAAAACCAACCTTTAAAGATGGTCTAAATATACCTAAAGGTCCAGATAATTATGGACTAAAACTAGTTAGATTAAAGGAGGACAAAAATGGCTAGAAATAATAAAACTTTGAATTATAGTCCTGAGAATCTATTTGTGATGTCAGGGCAAGAAGAGGAGCAAACACCTTATGATTGGGACGGAATGCCTGAATTTGACCAACCCGAAGCAGAAGCTTGGAAAGTGTTAAAGGTCAGATTTCGTAACGAAGATGATTTAAGAGAGTTTGCTGAAAAGATTGACCAAACAAATATTACCTTAAAAACAAAAGGTATATGGTTTCCACCTGCTGATAAAACAGCCAACAGTTTACTTCGTTATATGGACGATAAACAAATTACTGAGGATAATGTCCAGGAGATAATTGAATAATGAAAAAATTAATTATGTTTGTAGTAGATAGCTGGAGAAGTGTAATGGATAGTAGATTCAATCCACTTAGATATGTTGCTGACCCAAGCTTACAATTATATTTTACTCTTGTGCTATTTACAATGTGGTCTATATACTTTGGGTTTGTGGCAAGTTATTATTTGGGCTGGTTAGGATATAGTACAGTTACAAGTATTATAGTACATATTGCTGTCCTATTACCAATAGGTTTTACAAATGCAGTGTTTATAGATGCTGAAAGAGATGGACACAAATGGGTAAAGGACTGGAGAAAAAACAATGAGTAATTTTTTAACTGAACAAAAAGGCAAGAAGTTATTAGATACTTTCTTAAAAGATTACAAAGACATCTGTGGTGTTGATGATGGGTTTTTAGAACAAACTCGAGAATATATTAAAACAAATGAAAGGTTCGATTACCTTACAGAAAAATGGTACGAATGGTTAGAGAATGAAGGCGTGGATAAAGCTTATGAGGTTTATTCAGATGAACATTATCTCACAGACCAATTTAATTGCTTTAGAGTGTACGCAAGAAGTTATCTGAGAGCATTAAGTAAATCTACCAAATTAATACCACAACCATTAACTGAATTTACAAGCGATGCATCATCTATTGTTGATGTAGGAAATGGTATAGGATATTCAACATCTATATTATCTGAATTATATCCAGGTAAAATTACCTTTGGTACAAATTTAAAAGGTACTGACCAATGGAAATTCGCTACTGAAATGGGTAAGAGATATAAATTTCACATGGTCGAAGATGTAAAGGACATTGCAGTTACTGATGGATTAGTATTCGCTTCAGAATACTTTGAACACTTTTTAGACCCAATAATGCATGTTGAACATATAGTGAAACAAATTAATCCTAAATACTTTGTAATTGCAAATGCATTTAATACATGGTCAATCGGTCATTTTGAAACATATGAAAACCATGGCGAACCTGTGGACCAAAGTAAAATCAGTAGAATGTTTAATAACAAACTAAGAGAATTAGGTTATAGCCAAGTAAAAACAGGATTATTTAATAATAAACCAACCTTATGGAAAAAATAGGTTTACTTTTGCCCAGAAATGTGTTATAATATACTCTATGATTGTAGGAACTCTATTTAAATCTATATACGATAATAAAACCAATAAAGGTATTGAATTACCTGATTTTGGAGCATTTGAAAAAGTGTTATATAAATTATCTAAAACTTCACGCAAGGATAAAACCGATGCCGAACTTATGTCTCCAGCAGTATATACTAAAGATACTACCAGAGCAAATGATAATGTTGAGTATTGGGGTGGCTGGTGTGCAGTAGATGTGGACGATGCCAATACTGAAGATTTAAAAGAATATATTAAAACAAAAGTGGGTAAACATTATTATGTTTGCTATTCCACTGCGTCCTCTACAGATGAACAACCAAAATTCAGATTGGTATTTCCCTTAACCAGACCAGTAAAGAAAAACGAAATAAAACATTTTTGGTTTGCACTGAATAAGGAACTAGGTATGATTGGAGATATTCAAACAAAGGATTTATCTCGTATGTATTATATTCCTGGCAACTACAAAGGTGCAAATAATTTTATATTTACAGGTGTTGGAGAAATGATGGACCCAGCTGATATAATGAGTAAACATGAATATGTAGAAAGCTCTGGAAATACTATGTTCGATAGATTACCTAAAGCTATGCAAGAAGCTATGATGGAACATATGAAAAACAAATTAACCAACACAGAGGTTAAATGGACTGGTTATAAAGACTGTCCTTATTTTCCAAAACAAATGGAACAAGAATATCGCACAATTTCTGGTTCTGGTTGGTATCATAAAATGTATCAAATAATGGTCGCACTTGCTGGTAATGCAATCAAAAATAATTATCCAATTACAGCATCTGAAATTACTTATTTGTGTCGCGAATTGGATATTGATACTGGTAACTGGTATGCAAAAAGACCACTTGATAAAGAAGCCGAAAGAGCTTTGGAATATGTTTACAAAAATCAATTTTAATGGTATAATATAACAATGAATAAAATAACAGTCGTAGGTTCTGGATATGTTGGTATGGCCAATGCTGTTGCATTATCGCAATTAAATCAAGTTATAGTATTGGATATTAATTCTGAAAGGGTTAATTTAATTAGGGAAAACAAATCACCAATCGAAGATGCCTTAATTACAAAATATTTAAATGAAAAGGATTTAATGCTTGCAGCTTCCAATGATTCTGAAACAGCATATCAAGCATCTGAATATGTCATAGTGGCAACTCCTACAGATTATTGTCCTATACAAAACTATTTTAATACCGATTCAGTTGAATCTGTAATAAGAGATGCACTGGAAAAGTCTGATGCCTATATCGTAATTAAATCAACTGTTCCTGTTGGCTTTACAGAAAAGATGAATAAAAAATATAATACAGATAAAATATTATTCAGTCCAGAGTTTTTAAGAGAAGGCACAGCATTATTGGATTGTTTAAATCCTAGAAGAATTGTAGTAGGTGGAGAAATAAAAGGCAGACAAAAAGTTGCTCATTTATTGCTAGATGCTACAGATTGTCCATGTCCACTTATAACAACAGAAGCAACAGAAGCAGAGGCAATAAAATTATTTGCCAATGATTATCTAGCTATGAGAGTCGCTTATTTTAATGAAGTAGATACATATGCTGAATATCATAATTTAAACACAAAAGATATTATTGATGGTATGTGTTACGATTACAGAATAGGAGAAGGATATAATAATCCATCTTTTGGTTATGGTGGTTATTGTTTTCCTAAAGACACAAAACAGTTATTGGCTAATTACAAAGAAAACAGAATACCAAATCGATTAATTGGTTCTATTGTATATTCAAATGAGGTCAGAAAAGATTGGATTGCAAATCAAATATTAAGAAGAAATCCAAATGTTGTAGGTATATACAGAATGGCAATGAAATCTGGTTCTGATAATTATAGAAGTTCTGCAATACAAGGAATTATCGAACGATTATCTACACAGGTCAAAGTGGTTATATATGAGCCAATGTGTAAGGACGAAGAGTTCCTAGGCTGTGTGGTTGAAACTGAACTAAATAAATTTAAGAAATTAAGTGATGTTATTGTTGCTAATAGGCTCGATGATAATATTACAGATGTAGAAGAAAAGGTCTATACGAGGGATATATATGGAGACAACTAAAAGAATATT